CAGATTTTGATATGTGCCTTATGACTTTATGTAAGTATCACATTATTGCAAACTCATCATTTTCTTGGTGGGGTGCTTGGTTGGCAAAGAGTGATAATGTCATAGCCCCAAAAAATTGGTTTGGACCATCATTATCACAACATGATACATCAGATCTTTATCTTAAGGAATGGCAAATCTTATGAACAACTTTTTTGACAAAATTTTTTGTATTAATTTAGATTCAAGACCTGATAGGTGGAAGTTAGCATCTGAAGAATTTGATAAACATTCTTTAAATGTAGAAAGAATTTCTGGGATTGATGGATATAAAATGAACCTCGACTTCCCTCCAGAAATTAAAGAAGGTGCTGTTGGTTGTGCTTTGTCTCAATTCTTCACTATCAAATATGCTAAACAATTAGGTTTGAAAAATTTTCTTTTACTTGAAGATGATGTACAATTTGATGATAATATCAATGAATTGTTTTTAAAGTATTTAACTGAGGTCCCTAGTGATTGGGATATGCTTTATCTTGGTGGACAACATTTTCATGGAATGAATCTTCATCAAGTATCTGAAAATGTTTATAAATGTGAGTATACTTTAGCAGCACATTCTGTGGCGTTTAAATATACTGTTTTTGATAGATTTATTGATAATTTAATTGATATAACTAAACCATGTGATGTGCATTATGCAGAATCTCATAAAGAAATTAATGCATATGTTTTTATTCCACATTTAACCTGGCAAAGAAATAGTTTTTCTGATATTGAAAAAGTAAATGTAGATTATACATTTTTAAAACATCATAGATATCCGCAGTGGGGGAAACCATGATTGACAGCTCTACAGTAAAAAAGAAACTTAAAGGAATAGGTCCTATTTTGTGGATCAATCTTGATACTGAAACCAATAGACAAGAACACATGAATTCTTTGTTTGGTGAATATGATATTCCCAATACAAGAATTTCTGCCATTGATGCAAGAGGAAATAATGATGTAAGTGACTTGTTGGTGGGCAAGTTTCCAGAGTTGATAACTCAAGGTGAACTTGGTTGCACTATGTCGCATTTAAAAGCAATAAAATATTTTTATGAAAAAACTGATTTAGATTATATTATTATATGCGAAGATGATATTGTATTTGATACAGTCCCTTATTGGCCTTTTACTTGGAGTGGATTTATGTCTTATGCTCCATATGATTGGGATGTATTACAGTGTGCTATCACGAGCACAAAGAATCTTAGAGCAAATCTTCACCCAAGATTGATTAATGATTTTTGCGCAGCATTTTATGTGATTACCAGACATCATGCATCAAAGATTTTAAAGTTACATTGTAGGGGTAATAAGTTTAGATTAGATCAAAAACTTAAACCAAGAGCTACATCAGAGGAAATTATATACAATACAGGCAGAACATATTCTATGCCACTGTTTACTTATAGATATGACTTTGATTCTGGAATTCACCAGGATCATATAGAAATATTTCATAAGAATAATGTTGAAGGTGTTTTGAATTTTTGGAAAAATAGATCACCAGATATGGGAACAGCACAACTCCTTGATTATGATTTTTATGGATTCTGGGAACCTTTGATAGGTTGACAAAAAATAAAATATTACTTAGAATAAGTCATCTTAAGATTTGCTTAAGACTCTCTAAATAGTGAGGTTTTATTTTGAAACCTTATTCGTCGTTTAGTACATACAAAATTTTTATGAAATTTAAACAACTGATGCTTGCACCTGTTGCTTTTGGAATGATTGCTCCTACTGCTGCAAATGCTGCAGATCTTAATGTTGCAGCAGTCAATCAATATTCAACAGATCAAGTTACAAGCATTACACAATTTTCTGATGTAAAGCCTGGAGACTGGGCTTATCAAGCACTTAGCAATCTTGTTGAGCGTTATGGTTGCGTTGCTGGTTATGAGAATGGAACCTATGGTGGTGGTAAGGCAATGACTCGTTATGAGGCAGCAGCACTCCTGAATGCTTGCCTTGATCGTGTTACTGAGGTTACTGATGAAATCAATCGTCTTATGAATGATTTCTCTAAAGAACTTACGGTAATTAACGGACGTGTTGCTAAGCTGGAGAAGCAGTCTGCTGCTCTTCAGGCACAGCAGTTCTCTACTACTACTAAACTCAAAGGTGAAGCAACCTTTGTTCTTGGTGGTGTTGCTGGTGCTCGTCTTGCCAATAGCACTAATGTAGGCAATACTGCATTCAACTATGATGTTCGCCTAAGTTTTGATACTTCCTTCACTGGTAAGGATCTGCTCAAGACTCGTCTGCGTTCTGGTAACTTCTCCAGTCAACCATTTGGTTCTTCTTCCTCTCTGTTCAAACTGGACAAGGCAGAAACCTATGCTAACCAAGTTACTCTTGATCGTCTCTACTACAGCTTCCCTGCTCTCACCAAAGGTCTGACTCTGACTGCAGGTGCTCAGGTTCGTAACACTGAGATGGCGTGGGTTCCTACTGCCTATCGTTCAGACATTCTGGACTTCTTCTCTGTTGCTGGTGCTCCTGGTGTCTATAACAAGGCAACTGGTTCTGGTTTTGGTGCTCAGTGGGTTCAACCAACCAAGAAAGGAAAGCCTGGTTTCATTGCTGGAGTCAACTATGTTGCTCAAAATGGTTCAGACTCTACCAAAGGACAGTTTGATGAAGATGGTTCTCTGAATACTCTTGCTCAAATTGGATATCGTGCTCCTCAGTATGGTATCGCTTTTGGTTATCGTTATGGTACTGAAGGTACTCGTGTTCGTAACTTCAATGCTATTGGTGGTGGTTCTGGTGCTCTTGGTGCTAACCAAACCTCTAATGGTTATGCTCTGAATGCTTATTGGCAACCCAAGAAGTCTGGCATCATTCCTTCTGTGAGTGGTGCTTATGGTTGGAACACTGTAAGTCTGTCTAACAATCGTCAGACTCCTACTGGTGCTACTGATTCACAAACTTGGTTTGCTGGTCTTCAGTGGGCAGATGTATTTGCTAAGGGTAATGCTGCTGGTTTCGCCATTGGTGCTCCTGGCAATGCTGCTACTCTTGCTGCTGACCAAAAGGCAATTATGTGGGAAGCATTCTATCGTTACAAGGTTAGTGACAACATTAGCATCACTCCTGCTGTGTTCTATGTGTCCAATAATCAAGGTCTGAAAAATGCTTCAGACAACTATGGTGGCGTGATTCAGACAAGCTTTAGGTTCTGATTCCCTGACACAAGTAAGTATAAATTACTACTGGGGGGGATTGACTCCCCTTTCTTTTTGCTATATAATTGAGTAATAATTCTTTACAAAACTACAATGACTGTTACAACTAATGAATATGGTCAGCAAAACATGTGGGCAAAAGAGCCTACAATGTATTATGAAAACTATGGGATGATGACTCCAAATCAGGTTAAGGAGAGGACTAATGGGCGCTGGGCAATGGTCGGTTTTGTTGCTGGCATCATTTCTTATGTTAGCACTGGCAACTTCTTCTTCGGGATCTTCTGATGACTGAAGCAATTTTTACCATCACCTCAGTTGCTTTTTTTGTGCTTCTGAGTTATTCTGTAGAAAAACTTTCTGAAACTTACTAAGGAGAAAAACAATGAACAAAATTTTTACTGAAAAAGCAGAACGTATTAATGGTTGGTTTGCTATGATTGGATTTGTAGCAGCTGCTGGATCTTATCTAATCACTGGTCAAATTCTTCCTGGTGTATTTTGAAATAATAAGAAATAATCTCAAACTCTGTCCTAAATATAGGACAGAGTTTTTTTATTGTAATGCCAAGAGGACATATTACTAAAGATATTGTTATCTGTGAAGTTTTGAAATTGAAAGCAGAATTGGATAAAGAATGGATGAATAAATCTGGATATGATCCTAAGTGGCTAGCACATCATTATTTGAGTAAAGTTTTGGAAAAGTTAAATGAGTATAGGTTTTGATAAATAGCTCAAGAGATTTATAAAAAAATGACCTTAGATCTTCATAACTTTTTTAAGTATTATGATGATGGTAATGCAAATCATGTGGCAGCAGTTCAATGGTTGGAAGATAACCTTCCTGCTGAGTTTATGGATGACTCAGAAACTGATTGGATTGGTATTTTTAGAACCAAACCACCAACTCCAGCAGTTCTTGCTGTTCCATATTTTAATCAAGTAGATAACTACAGAGATGCGCATAGGACTTGTAACAGTTCATCATGTGCTATGTGTCTTGCGTTCCTTAAACCAGGAAGCATCAAAGGTGATGATGAGTATGTTAAGAAAGTATTTGCGATTGGTGACACGACCGACCATTCTGTACAGACAAAGGTTCTGGCAGGTTATGGGGTTAAGTCACACTTTAGTTACAATCTTTCTTTTAATGATATTGATAAGAGTCTTGATGCTGGGAAACCTGTTGTTATTGGTATCTTGCATCGTGGTCCTTTATCTGCTCCTACTGGTGGGCACATGGTTGTAGTCATCGGTAAGACACCAGATGGTAAGGGTTACTATTGTAATGATCCATATGGATCATGCAATGACAACTACACTGGTCCAGTAACAAATGGTAAGAAGACCATTTATACTAAAGCAATGCTTAAGCATCGTTGGTGCCCAGGCGGCAACGATGGTTGGGGACGTATTTTTGATTGATAACTAAGGAGAACAACAATGGCAAGAATCGATTTACACAACTTCTTCAAGTTCTATGATGAGAAGAACCCTAACCATGTGAAAGCAGTTCAGTGGTTAGAAGATAACCTCCCAGTTAAGTTCCTTGAGGACAATGTTGATTGGGCGGAGATTTATAGAGGAAAAAAGGGTAATGCTGCACCAGCCCCTGCTGCTGCAGCTCCTTCTGCTCCAGTAGCAGGTGGTGACGATGTTCCAATGATGGGTATCAAATTAATAAAAGAGTTTGAAGGATGCCATCTAAAGGCGTATCCTGACCCTCTGACTGGTGGACTTCCAATCACTATTGGTTGGGGTTCCACTCGCAAGAAAGATGGTTCGGCATTCAAACTTGGCGATACAATCACTCAGCAAGAAGCAGATGATCTGCTAATCAGTCAGTGTAAGAACCAGTTTCTTCCTGCACTTCGTAAAATCCCACATTGGAATGAAATGTCAGATGGAAAAAGAGGCGCTCTGCTCAGCTTTGCTTATAATCTTGGTGCCGGTTTTTACGGTGGTGATAACTTTAATACTATTACTAAACGCCTGAAGAATAAAGAATGGGACTTAGTTCCTGATGCTTTATACCTCTACAGAAATCCTGGTTCAAACGTAGAAGCAGGACTTGCTCGTAGAAGAAAAGCAGAAGGTGAATCTTGGAAAAAAGGTTAACCCCACTCACTAAGGACAATGCCAGAACCACAAAAGAAAAAGGAACATTGTATGAGCACTATTGTTAGAATTACTGTTTTGAGTTGGAGTGCTGCATTACTGACAGCAAGTTATGCAGGTCTTCTTGCCAAGATGGACCCAACTTTTATTGCTACTGTATTTACTGCAGCAGCTGCAACCTTTGGAGTTGATACTCTGAAGAAAGGAGATGATAAGGATGGAGATCAAACTCGTAGACAACCTGAAATCACAGGAGTTGAACCCACTCCAGAACCAGAGCCTCCAGCGGATATCGCAATCGCAGATACCCAAGCAACAGGTTGCCCAAACTGCGACCCAGGGGATACCCCAGACTACAGTAGAGCAGCTTCCCGTCCAGAAGTTTGAACTTCCTGTAACAAGGGGTTTGGCACTTCCTATATTTAATGTGCCAGACCCTTCAATAAAATATCCTGTGATTAATGTACCAACGCAGGAAGAGTTTGATGCAGCTGTAAAAGCAGAACAAAAAGATAAAGGAGAAGAAAAGGAAGAGAAATCAAGAGGACTTCCTGACAGTAAACCTATACTACCACAGATCAAAATTCCAGTTCAGAATACACAAGATAATAAGAATATTTCTGACCAGTCATCTATAAATGCAAATCTTGGAGTGCCTGAAATACAAGTCCCATTTATTGGTGCAGTCCCAGTTCCTCCAAAAGAACAGGTTATACTTGCTGGCACCACTGCTACTGCTTCTGTTGCTGCGGCTCTTATTGGGAAATCTTTGGTGGAATGGATGGTAGGTAAGATGAAACCCATAGTTCAACAGATATTTGTAAGGGGTAAGAAACTCTTAAACAGAGACCTTACCCCATATGAACTTCAGGTTTATTTTGCTTTTGAGAAAACTGCTTCTCTAAAGAAAGTTAATAAGTTACTTAAAAAAGAA